TTACTCTTGCCCCTCCTTTTCATTACCCTTGAATAAAGACTGTTGTCCTGTTATTTCATCTATAATATCTGAAATAGGCCGATTATCCACATCTTCATCTTCATCATCTATTTTCACCTCAAACTTCTTCTCTTCTTCTTCCTCTGGTTCAGGAAAACGGACAGGCTCCAATTCTTTAATTTCAGCAATTTCGAATGTTGACAACCGTTTACCTTTAGCTTTAAAACCTTTGACTGCGATAAATTCATCTGCATCAATCTCTAAAGCCTCTCTAAAACTATCTTTTCCTCCAAAAACAACTTGAATCCGAGGATACACTACATCTGTCAAAATTTCCAGTTTAGAAGCAGGATTTTCACCTAAAAAGTTTTGTTTTTTATTCGATGCTTCAAAGGTAAAACGCTTCAGATACATATATTGCTGATCAGCGTCAAACAATACAGCTGTCCAGTTCTTATTCGAGTTAAATTTCTCTATGCGTATAATTCCTCCTTCGTAATGATTTGTCACCTCAAAACCAGTCGTATAGAATTCTCCATTCTTATGGACAACTAATATCTGATCTTCACTTTGGAATTCGCCTAAATAATTACCTCTACCATCATAGTTCAGACGCAAAACATCCGGATCGAACCACACTTTACGTCCTCCCAACGTAGATGCTCCTTTTTGTTTAAGAGAAATCTTATGTACCTCAGCTTTGGTCAAAATATTACCCATAGACTGACGACCTTTGATAGCTATCTCGCTAAAATCCTTTTCAAACACCAGTATCTTTTGACGCGGTTTAGGTTTCAGTATAACTCGTATTGTTTCAGCCTCTCCATTTGGATTGGCACTAAAATACAACACCTTAGAACCATTTTCACCTTGCGTTACATCATATTCTTTATCACGTGTGATACCAGTTACTGCAAAACGCTTAATGTATGCAGCTCCTAACTTCCCATGTCTATAGACAACATTATAGATTGTACGTTTATCGTTACGACGGAATACATATAAATACAAGACATTCTTGCCAACGAACATTTTATCGCTTACCTTCACTATCTTATATTTACCATCTTTATAGAAGATAATAATATCATCTATATCAGAACAGTTGCAAACAAATTCATCTTTCTTTAAAGCAGTTCCGATAAATCCTTCTTCTCTATTGATATAAAGCTTTTCGTTCGCCTCAATGACTTTTGTTGCCTCTATCGTATCAAAGCTTCTTATCTCTGTTTGACGAGGGAAATTTTTACCATATTTATCTTTCAACATTAGATACCAAGAGATTGTATAATCGACAATATTTTCAATATTATGATTTATTTCCTCAATCTCTTCTTTATATCTTGCGATTAGATCATCTGCTTTATCAGAATTAAACTTGAGAATACGTCCCATCTTTATCTCCATCAATCGAAGAATATCTTCGCGAGTAACTTCTCTAATAAAAAGTTCAATGAATTTAGAGAGACGTTTATCGATATGATCAATAGCAGCATCCATATTCGGTGCATTTTCGAACTCTTTATCTTTATAAATACGCTCCTCTATAAATATTTTCTCTAATGAAGCAAAATGCAAACTCTCGTGTAACTCGTTTCTCTGAATTTCCAGTTCCAGTTTCAACAAGTTCAATGTATTATCTGTCGTATAGCGTAGAACATCACTAACTGTTAGAAAATACGGTTTATTATCTTCAATTACACAACAGTTTGGTGATATACTAATCTCGCAATCTGTAAAGGCATACAGAGCATCAATAGTCTTATCCGAAGACACTCCCGAAGCCAAATGAACATGTATCTCAATGTTCTGTGCTGTAATATCATCAACCTTACGGATCTTTATTTTACCTTTATCATTTGCTTTGAGAATTGACTCTACAACCGACGATGATGTTCTTCCGAAAGGAATATCACTAATCACCAAAGTTTTATTATCCAACTTTGATATTTTAGCCCTAATCTTTACTGATCCGCCACGCTCGCCATCATTGTACTTACTTACATCGATATATCCTCCCGTTTGAAAATCAGGGTATATTGTAAATTCTTCACCTTGAAGATGCGACACTGCAGCTTCACACAACTCATTAAAATTGTGAGGAAGTATTTTGGAAGACAATCCTACAGCAATACCTTCAGCACCTTGAGCCAATAGTAAAGGGAATTTAACAGGAAGAGCAATCGGCTCCTTGTTACGCCCATCATAAGAAGGCTTCCAGTCGGTTGTTTTAGGATTAAAAAGAACTTCTAATGCAAATTTAGATAAACGAGCCTCGATATAACGAGGAGCAGCAGCTCCATCACCTGTAAAAATATTACCCCAGTTACCCTGACAATCGACAAGCAGGTCCTTTTGTCCGAGTTGCACAAGAGCATCCCCTATCGAAGCATCTCCATGTGGATGGAATTGCATCGTATGACCAATAATATTTGCAACCTTATTGTATCGCCCATCATCCATCCGTTTCATCGAATGCAAAATACGACGCTGCACAGGCTTCAAGCCATCTGCCATATGAGGAACAGCACGCTCTAAAATTACATAAGAAGCATAATCCAAGAACCAATTTTGAAACATTCCAGACAAATGTAACTGACTATCAATCCCTTCTTTTACGGGAACTTTATAGTCAGAATGGGAAGACTCATCTCCTTCATCTTCCACAATAGGATCTTCATTATTTAGGTTCTCAGGTTCTTCAATAATATCTTCAGGAAACATATATTGTAATCGTTATTAATAGGAAAAAACTCGTCCAAAGATAGCTTTTTCCATTCGGAATTCAAAATAGATAGGACTAGTATAATATGAGAAAAAAATAGTAATTATCCATATGTATTATTTAACAAAACAGGATTATTTATAATATATAAATAAAATATAACTCGATGAAAATAACTACATTTACGCTTTCATCAAATTTCAAACCTTATGATAATCAATGAAAAATATATTTCACAACGCATTACAGAACTAATTAAAACAAAGCAAAGCTCTCAACGGGTTGAGCAAGTTAAACAAGATAAATTATATAGAATAAAGCTACTTTTTCCAAAATGGCTTAGAAGTTTTATTTTCCACCCTTTCAACCCAGCCTATTCTATATATTTACAAAATAAACAAAGCAAGAAGTTGAATAAAAACAACTTCATACAGCTTGAACAATTAAACCTATATGCGACTAATTTTATTAAATACATATTCCTAAACAAAGTCGATTTTGACACTAGCTTATATTACAAGAAAGAAGATGAAGACGCAATTGTTGAATTTATAGATAATCGTATAAAGTCATGCCTTAACGGGTATAATACTATTCCAGTTACTTCACCAGAAGTGAAAGAAGCTATTGAATGGGATATTAATACTCGGAAAGCAGTTAAAGCAACAAAGAAAGGCTACTGTTTATCATTAGACCATACAAAGTACTACTTACCATACAACAATTTTGCTGAAAATGTATTTCTCCACGATTATGGACTAAAGTACCTACCTCAAGAAACAATCAACTATATAAAAGATAAAGATTTTCTAGACATTGGGGCTTTTATAGGTGATAGCGCTCTCCTTTTCTTAAAAAAATACAGTCCACGACAGGTATATGCTTACGAACCTATCAATTCTAATATAGAATTACTGAGTAAAACTCTAGTGAACAATACTGTCAACGATATTCAGATAGTAAAAAAAGGAATTGGAGACAAAGAAGATGTCATTGATATACACTTTGACCCAACCGAGTTATCTAACAGTTCGATCAATAGTGAGGTTACAAATAACCTTTCAGAAACACAAAGAGTACAAATATCCACGATAGACAACGAATGTAAAAATCGAAAAACAGGCTTGATCAAGATGGATATTGAAGGTGCTGAATTTTCAGCAATTTCAGGAGGCATGGAGACGATAAAAAGAGATAAACCTGTTTTATTAATATCAATGTATCATACAGGAAAAGATTTTTTTGAGATTCCCCCACTACTCAAAAAGATTGTCCCTGAATACAAATTCCGTTTTATGAATCTTAGGCTATCTCATCCATTCTTCGAAAAAGTTCTAATAGCTCACATCTAAGCATCCATAACATCATTGTAACATGACAAGGTTATCCTAAATAAAGAAGCAGCTAATAGAAATATTAGCTGCTTCTTGGCGGTATGGACGGGACTCGTCTAAAATAAATTAATATCTGTAAATCAACACCTTGCTATTAGTCAATAAAACTAGTTCTCACTATTTCCCCATTTATACATCTTTTGATTATAAAATGGCTCTCTAGATTATAATCTTATTTTTTTGTTTTCAATTTGAAGTTTCCTAATTCTTTGAGTGAAGGACTGATCCGAGATAATTTAATAAGCCAGTTATCTTTGTCTAGATTTCCTATAAATTTCACATCATTATTATACATGACTATTTCATTCTCATTCCTTTTAAAATACATTATTTCAACTTCCTTATTTTGAAAAACTGTGTCTGATCTTTCTGATATAACCTTAATTGTTTTCACATATTCATCCAAATTGTTATTTTTTAATTCTATAATTAATTTACTTTCTAAAGGTCGTTCTGTTGGATGGTAGAAGATTCCATTATTTTTCACACTCAAAGTATAGTCCCCTCTTGGACTAATACACTCTTGATTTGGAATTATATACCTTTTAAACTCATTTTCTACTTCTTTTATTGATGAAATAGAATAAACAAGATTATTATATGCACAATTAGAGTTTTCAAATTTTAGAATTTCATCATAATATGTAATATCTCCTTTTTTGGTTATTTCTATATTTTTTATTATAGGATTATTATCTACATTATAACTAACAAGAGGAAATGCTCTTAAAATATCATTGAATGACATGTGAAAATTTTCTTCTGTTACATTATCTGATGGTTTTAAATCCGTAGATACCCACTCTGTTCCTGATAATATATTATCCTGATAATCATCTTCATTCTCCGAGTTACAAGCTGTCAGAGCAATAGTAAAAGATAGATACAAAGTTAAATTTTTGACTAATTGTTTCATTTTATTTGATTTATATTTAATCTAAAGTTACTTTTTTAATAGCTTCCACCCAAACCATATTGATATTAGGACAAAGAGTATGATAGAAAACTCTTTGTTACTTTTTAGAAAATCCCCAAGTCCATATATTATAGCTATGATTATCAGGGCTATGATTATCTGCCCAAAACAAGCTAAGCTTTTGTTGTCTTTCTCTTTATCATCTTTCATAATTTTCTTTTTTTTAAGCCATACTTATAAAAGAAGATGTGGCATTCACTTGAATGAGCCCAAGGCATTACCACATACCTAAACCACAAAACAAGGAAGCCACACCTATATAGTGTAGCATTCACTCATTTACTGCTGTGGTTTATCTTTAAAGTGGTAATTTTAGGACTTCACAAGTAAAAAGCAAATACTTCTTTTTTATATGTCTTAGTTTAACTTATATATTCATTCACAATTATTTAATTTCTGACTGTCTACAAAAATACAAGTTTTTAGTAGATATAAGCCAAATTTGCAACTGCTTTTTTGAAATATAATGTTTCTAAGCCATATCTAATAGGTGTGGCTAATTGAAGGTTTAAAAGGGATATAATAATAAAGGCTTCCCTTTGTTTACTGTATTATTTTTTGCTGTCTGTATCCAATAAATAGGATATAAGAATAAAGCATATAATCCATCCTAGAATAGTTAATAATAGTTCCATAATTCATTAATTAAAAAGCCCCATCCATTACTGAATGAGGCTAATACAACAATAATAAAAGAAAAAGGCTGATTTAAAATCCTTAAATAGGAAGTAATTACATCCTTTTCTTTTTTAACACTCACTTACCTTTACTAATCTTAGATATAAGATAAGTGATATTACTCTATAAACCATCTATATTCACTATCTCCATTCAATGCCTTATTTATTCCCATTGCTAAGTCTGTAGCATTTAAAGATCTATCCAATAGATTATCTATATAACTACTTTTATTAGCTGTAGTGAATAGATTATAAACTTTCCATAGGCTAATAGCATTTGATCCTTCATCTATCCTAAAGTTTTCATCATTATAGTATGCTTTGGCTACAGTATTTATATGAGTGTCTCCAAATTCCATAATAGGTAGTAATTTTTTATCTCTATTTGGTAAACAATGGTAAAGTTTTGATTTTCCTATTAATTGGGCAAACTGATGTTCTGAAAGATATACATTTTGAAGATTACTCATCTTTTCTAAATGTTCTCTTACATTGTATTGTTTGAATAGAGCTAGTATAGCCTTTTCTAATTCCAATTCACTCATAACTCTTAATTCTGATTGATAACCATCTGTAGATATACATAGATTGCAACAAACAAGATTTCTAAATCCTATAAAAATCTTGAACTTTTCATAAGTCTTCTTGCTATATAAATTCTCGTGATTATAAGCTCTAACTCCTCCAACTGTTAAATTAAGCCTATTACCATCTATTATTTGATAGATTGATGGTACTTCTATACAAAATGCCATTCTTTCATAATAAATGGTTTTATCTGTTTCTAATAGCTCATTTATTGGTTTATGGATAGCTTCTGGAATCCTTCCTTTAATGACATGAGAAACTCTTATTTCTGGCTTAGATATTGGTTCTGAAGGGAAAAAGATATTAACTGCATTCCACATAGTTTCAATGAAATTATAATGACTAATAGTAAGTTCATTGTCTTTTGAAAAAACAGGAATTATGCAATCATTTTTTAAGCTGAATAGATCTATTTCTTGAGTATTTGCTTCAATAAAATTCTTAACATATTTTACCTCTTTAGCTTCTGTAATATCAATAATTATAGGTTCTGTATACTGTATAGGGAATATAGAGTGTATATTATTGTTCTGAAGTGGCAAAAGTTGTATTGTTTCCATCGTAAAATTTATTTAGTTATTAATTCACTCACTTACATCTTGTCCATAAATAGAAATCTAAGTGAGATATAAAATAAAATGCAGAAAGACTTTAATTCTCTCTGCATTCTGAAATATTTATTACTTCATTTTATAATGTAGCTATAGTCATAGCTCTGTTTTCTCCTTTTTGATGTAAAAGATAAAACATTTCTCCTGTAGTAGGTAGACATACTTGAGAAATAACAGGGTTAGTCAATTCTCTAGTATCTAATTTCTTAGAAACTGCACCTGTTTCAATTCCAAAAGTAAAAAAACATTTACCTGTCTCTTCATTCTTTTTAATTTCAATCTTATTTACTTGGTGGTTCTGCTTAAATTGACTTATGCTCCAAGTATCTAAAAATTTTAATCCATCCATAAATCTAATAATATTATTGTTGTACAGGGGGACTATCCCAACTCTGCAAAGTATGGAGGGGGTATAGTTTGTTTATATAGAGCTTGTGGATATATAGAACTTTTTGAAAAAATAATATTTTTTCTTTCAATTTTCTAAAGAGTAGAAATAGTTATGTTATACTAATATAATCAAAGATTGTATTACTTTCAATTATTGTCTATTTATGTTATTATGTGTTGACTCATACACCTTTGTATTTAGCTCTTTAGTTCCTAACCAACTGCAATTTAAAACTATACCTCCATCAAAATCTTCATGCCTATCATTTGTAATATCTTCTGAAAGAAGTTTTATATAGCCTTTCTCAATCAAAGCCTTTTCATATTTCAAGTATGTTTTACTGCTTAATTTTAATCTTTTGGCTATCTCACTTTTAGAAAATCCAATATTAAAAGAGTTATTTACAGTCAAAGAGTATAGTCCAATCATTATACCCTTTTCAGAAGGAGTAAGATTTGTATCTTCCAATATTTCTTTACTTATTATTTTAAAATTGGTTATAGGTTTAGATAATATATATTTATTCCTTTTTCTTATCAGACTATTTGAGAATTCTATATATTCCTCTATCTCACAGAAATTTGATTTTCTTAATCTTGTGAGAAACTTATCTTTTATATAAGCAAAGGAAAGTCCTGTAATTTTAGCTAATTGTTCTCTTGTAGAATTAGTTGTATAATCATCCTTAGCTGTTAAATATAGACAAGTAAGAGTGTATAAATCTCTAGGGGTGAATATTCCTCCTGCTTCATTTGGGATAATAGTATAAGACTTCATCTCATTTAGTTTTACAGGGTGTGTAAAACATATGCTATACTATATTACCTACTTACTTATATATAATACTATAATTAAATAGTAGGTAATATAGTATGACATACAATTGGGATACCCTTTGTTAAATGAAATCTTTGAATCTATCCTTCTAGATTAAGAAGGCATTTCTTTTGAAAAGTCTATTTTGTTGAAATATGATACAAAGATAAGTAAAATATCTGAACTTTGCAAATATTTAGCCGCTTAATTGCCTGTATATCAGTATTTAATATAAGCAAAAGTGCCTTGATAGATTATTGTCTTCTTTGCTTATTATAGTAATTTTTGAGTCAAAATTAAGAGGGTTTTCTCCTTCTATAAGGTAGCCATTACCTGTAGTTCTTCTTGTCTTAAAATAAAGATTAAATAGAGCTACAGCTTTCCTTGGAGTAATAGATTTATGAAAATGATATTTAATTATCGGTGCTAATTTATTATATATATCTTCAGAACTAAATATTTCCCCAAGTACAAATTCTTTTCTGATATCTATTCGCAAGGGATGGTTTTCAGCTAAACACCAAAACATAGTGCCATTTTTAAGATTCTTATATGCTTTGGCATTTTCAGATTTAATTACATCTAGCAGGTCTAAAAGTTTATTATGTTCTATATATCTGTAAAGTCCTTGATACCATTCTAATACCTTCTTTTTATTCCTCTTGCTATTTCTTATTTCTATATTCAATATATTATCAAATCTTGGGTTTTCTAGCACTTCTAAAGGGATTCCCCTTAATTCTTCAATAGTTTCTTCTAGCTCTCTATCATAACTATTTCTGAAGCCCTCTAGATTGCTGCTTTCAATTTCCAACTGAAATTCATCCAGAAGGTTTTGTTCTTCTAAGTTTACATTGTGTCCTTCTGCAATAAGCCTATCTTTTAGAACTGTAGGGTGTGATTGAAAAATAAATTCCACTTCTTTTCTTTCTACAAGATAATCTATATTTAAATAAGCAGGTACAAGCTTTTTTTCTATATCATATCTTGTTAATTCTACAGAATAATCTTTAAATGGTTTTTCTATAGATTTTTCTTTTATTGCCATTTTCAGAACAGAAAATAAATCCTCCAAGTCATTATCTCCTTCAGAAAAATAAGTTGCTGAATTATGAAATTCAACCACTTTGGATGCTTTTTTTAATAACTTATACCTATAGCTATCTAAATAGTATGCTCCATAAGTAAAATTGGTTGAAGTTGTATTAAAAATAATAGTATCACTCAAAATTCCATTTGGAATTCTACATCTTCCATATATTTGAATGATTTTATTGATACTAAGAGCTTGATAACACTTAATAATGTTAGATACAGTTATTAAATGGTAACTATCTTGGATATCTATTCCAGAGAAATAAGTACAGGTTATAAAATTAACTCTTCTAGGTAAAGTATTGTCTACATTCAATTCTGAGTAAAATTCTTCGCCTATATCATTCTTACTTGTTTCACTACATAGAACTGCACAATTTTCATTAGTTAAATTTAATAGGGAAATGATATTTTTGATCTGTAATATTGAATTATAAGCAATTAATATTTTATCAGTAGAATATTTTAAAATCTCATTTTTTACACTCAAATTTACATTTGAGGAGTGTAGTAAAAGTATATTTCTTTGCTTACTATTTAAATCATTTATGCTAAATCTACATTCTTTTTCAAATAATGGATTTGAAAAATTACTAATAGTTGCAGATACAAGACATCTTTTCTTGATATTAAAATTGAAATAATAGTCTATAACATCTTCTAACTTTGGTCTGTAATTACTGTCTGTTTGCAGTATGTCAATTTCATCAACCATTAGAAAAAAGTTGTTATAAACATCAAGACTTTCATCTTGAAGACATTTTATGAGCTTTCCAAGGCTGTCAGCTACTACTATAAATTTTTTATAATGAAATCTATTATTCTGAAGATGTCTTTTTATGCTTTGTGGAGAAGTAGAGTTACCCCTGTTATCACAGTTGCTACCTACATATAAACAATTGTCATTATTCAGAACCTTGTTTTTAGCTAGTTGTCTAGTTGGAACTACTATAATTGAAGATCTTTCAGCTTTTATTTCAAGTGTTGTAGCCCCAATTCCAGTTATTCTTTTGTCTACAATGCCATGAGGCATTCTATCTATAAATTGAGATAAGTAATGTCTTGGAGACTCATCATTAAAAATAGTATTATGTGTTCTAAATAAGCTTTCATGTATAGAGGTTATATAAGCATCAGGATTAACTCCATTTAAAGTCTCAATTCTATTTTCATCCAATATGTCTTTTAACTGATTCTGAACAATATTAAGCCCTTCTTCTGAAGATGATATATCTTCATTATTTGTAGTAGAATATGTATTTAAATTACTGAAAATATTGTTTTCTGAAGACATAATGTATCAAATAGATTTATTGTTTATTATAGATGTAAGTGAGATTAAATATATTTTCTTATCTCAAATTGGAATAATTGGGGCTGTGAATTTAAATATTTTTCAAATGTCTTTTTGGATTGAGGTAAAATATGGAGATTTCCATTCTTGTCTAAAGTTAGATTACTAATTTGATCATCTTGTATAAGCTTTGATATTACACTTATATTTAACCCGAATCTAACTAATTCTATAGTTCTTGAATCAGTTGTTCCATAAATATATTGATTGTAATATTTTGTGTCGATAATTTTAAAGTCGTATAGAAATACTATTAATTGAGTTAGTTTATAACTGACAAAGTCTTCTTCCATTTTTAATTTAACAATAGCTAGATTCACTAAATATTTTGTGTTATTTATATACTTACCTAGATCAATATATACATTTTTAGGAAGTTTTGTTTTTTCATCCTTATCATTAATGTATCTTTCTGTATTTCTAATTGTTTCTCCATAGGAATAACCTATATATAATAGTCTATCGTCTTTTTCTGGATATTTAGCTTTTTCTTTGAAAAATTCAAGTGTAGATTTAATTCGTTCTTTTAAACTTTGCTTCTGAACAACTAATAGATAATTGTTATAATAGTTTCGAGCTTTCTTATGTTTTAACCTCTCAAGTTCATAATCCCTGATATTACTTTCATTTTCTTTTATGAGTATTTTATAAATTATATCTAAGACTTTATCTTCTTTATTAAATTTACAGTAGGCTTTGTTTTTAAGTATAATTTTAATTGCCAAATCTATATCTTTAAAGTACACATCTATAGAATTTTCTACAAGATATTTTTTTAATACTTCCTCTTCTGAGTTTGCTTCTTTAAGAACTAAATTTGATGATTCTATAATTTGAATATTTTCCTCTCGATGTTCCTCTTTAGCTTTTTCTTTTAAGGGGGTAAGAACATAAAGTACAAACGGCGAAACGTTTTAAATATGCAAAACAATCAGATAAACAAATAGTTATATACTTTAGAGATAACGCGCGCGAAAAAACTAAATGCGCAATATCGCGTAATTCGCGCGTAATAATTGAATGAATAGAGGGGCTTTTATAGCCTCTTTTTTTATTTGGGTATGGAATAGGGTGCAAAATGGGCTTATGATACTGTAAAACGGCTAAAATAGGCTTAATCTGAGCGCTCATAGATATAGTTTAAATGCGGTTTAAATACCTTTTAAATGATGTTTATTTGCTGGTTTGTTTTGAATGTATGAAACTCTAAAAATACATTAAGTACGTAGTCTTGTGCGTAGTTTTCTACGTAGTTTTTGAATTTTATAACTATGCTAAGATATATAAAACTAAATGTTTTTGGCTTATAGTATGGCTTTTATACCCCCTAAGAACATTAAAATATAACATCAAAAAGTTATATAAATAATTGAATGCTAGTTGTATATGTGAATATTCTCGCTTTTAGTATTGAAGTTTATATCTTTCCCGTGTTTTTGAGTATTTGCTTGATACTTTCCATATCGCTTTCTAATGCCTCTAAGCGGTTAGAGTAAGTTTTATTAATATTTGTCATATCCTTAGAAAAACGCCACTCTACATGATAGATATTTGCAAAGTCTTCGCCTGGTACTTCAAAGTCCCTAAAATTCGCTTTATCTGTATTGTCTGACATGCAGACTATCGTACCGTTATTGTGTAAATTGTTCTTTACTCTTTTGACATAAGAAGTACCCGAACGATCTACAATAAAATAAACTTCACCGTCTTTCAGGTCTACCCATTCATCAAAAGACAAAAGACGCATTATCATAAAGTCTTGATTCAGCAAGGTAGGAGACATAGATTCGCCGTTTACCCTACCACAGTAATAATTGCCTGTTCGCTTTTTGAGCATATAGATAGGAAATTTTAGCTCTCCCAATTTTTCGGGATGGTCGTGATTAAAAAAGCCATGCCCCGCTGCCGCAGATACATCAACTATCGGTATAGAGATTATATCGTCTGATATGTATGAGTTTATAGATTCTTGTAATAGGCTTATTTTTTTTGCCTGCGTTGGTTCTTTTACTATTTCATATTTTAGCATATCTCCCTCACCAGTTATAAGCCAATTTATATTAAGCTCAGGATAAGACGCGACAATCTTCGCTAAAAACACATCCGATACTGCACCTTTTAGCTTATCCCCATCTAAAAAACCTCTTTTTATACCCGTTTCTTTCAAAAACATCGCAACACTAATACCTTTTGTATTAATATATTGCAAGATTCTCTCCTTTGTTGTTGCGAAATTCATCGTAAAATATTTTTAATTGCGAAATTCATCGCGTATATTTGCAATGTGCTTCAATTTGAAAACGCTATAAAGGTAATGAAAATTTTAATTTTTAAGATATGAATGAAATAATCGTACCACATGGAACAAGAGATAAGCTTGTCAAGCTCTTTAAAACAAGCTATCCAACAGTAAGGGCTGCTTTGAGGGGCGATAGTAAAAGCCTCTTAAGCTTACGCATCCGAAAGGGGGCTTTAGAAAACGGGGGCGTAGAAATAGTTGTAGTCGAAAATAACAAGAAACAGATAACACTATGAGAACAAAGAAATTAAAAATAGATACTCTTTACAAGTTCGTGAAAGATGGTAGTAGACAAACGATTAAGTTTTTAGGTATGGACGAGGACAAATACAAGTTTACACCTGCTAGGTCAAACGGCGAGCAGTTCGGCGTAGCTAATGGATTAACAGAATATGAAGTATTGAAATATGTACAAGCATGAAAAAAGAAAAGCACTTAAACCCCTTTGTGGCTCTGCTTATAATCATACTGCTATATGCTTTTGCTTCAACGATGGAAAACAGAAATATAGCAGAAGACAAGCAAGCTCAAATAGATTGTAGAGTACAAGATACAGAAAGTAATTAATCAGCCCGATATGGGCGGCGGGTGTGTGGTGTATTGGCGCACATAGTAACACTAAAGAGGCGGTTCGAGTCCGCTCACACTCACAAAAGTAAAAATTTGAAGTATGGAAACATATAACAATACAATTTGCATAAGTACATTCTTGTTAATCCGCTCGGAAGACAACCCAAACGGACTGATGTCAAGAAATAATTATGATTACTACATAAGACGAGATAAGCTACGAACTGTTCGCCCTGGGGGCGGTGAGGGCAACCACTCTCTTATTGCTTTTGATAGTTTACCGCCTAAATATAAAAAGATGGCAAAAGAACGTTTTGGAGACCCTAAAGTAGAGGCTGAAAAAGCGGGCTTGCTCAAAAATATAGAGATTAAGTCCGAAGCTGTCAATTATTTCAAAACTCATATTATCGAATATGAAGACGGTAGAGAGGAACGATTGCCCGACGAGGTGCAAGAGTTATACGTTAATAATGCGGCGGTACTGGATGCGCTAAAACTGGCATGGGACAAACATGTTATTGCCAGCCGCAGCAAAAGCAAAAGACCGCTAACGGGCGAATTTTGGAAAAATGCGGCTGACGCAACACAACGATTGCTTGCTGAAAAGAAAGTAATTCACGATCTACCCAAAAACCCGCGTCGTCTGCAAACTAAGCTACAAGACTATATAAAAGAGGGTTACGAATGCTTAATCAGTAAGAGATGGGCGAATACTTATTCTTTGAAAATAACAGAAACGGCGGGCGACTGGCTTGTAGCGCGTTTCTCGGCGCGAGTACCCGAAATAGTTACCCTTGAGCAGCTACATGCTGAATATAACCTTAAAGCTGATTCAAAAGGATGGAAAAAGGTAAAAAGCTCTAAAGCTATACGTGACTTTTTATATAGACCCGAAGTAGAGGAAAGATGGTACGCCGCAAGATACGGCGAACTGGAATATAAAGAGAAATACGGACGCCAGCACAGACGTAAACAACTGACTTGTCGCGATACTATTTGGTACTCTGACGGTACGAAATTAAACTATTACTACCAGGATGAGAACGGCAAGACTAGAACTTGCAACGTTTACGAAGTTATCGACGCTTACAGCGAGTGTTTTCTTGGTTATCATATCAGCGACTCAGAAGACTATGAGGCTCAATATTTCGCCTTTAAAATGGCTTTACAAACATCGGGCTACAAACCTTACGAGCTGAAATATGACAATCAAGGCGGACATAAGAAACTCGAAAGCTCTGATTTGCTTAAAAATCTTGCCCGTCATGCCATTACGACAGCGCCGTATAACGGAAAATCTAAGACCATAGAGTCGGCATTCTACCGCTTTCAAGCTCAGTTCTTGCATAAAGACTGGTTCTTTACGGGGCAAAATATTACAGCCAAAAAGAAAGAAAGCCGAGGTAATGAAGAGTTTATACTAGCTAATCAAAAGAATTTGCCAACGCTTGACGAAATAAAAGCAGTTTACGCAAAACGTCGCGAAGAGTGGAATAATGCACCACACCCAAAAACGAAGATAGCCCGTTGCGAAATGTATCGCACCAGCGCGAACGAAGAAACTCAAGCTATCGACTGGCTGGATATAATTTCTATTTTCGGAATTACCACGAAAAATCCTGCAACATACCGAGCTAGTGGTATTGAAATTCAAGTAAAAATAAATGGTAAAAGTCAAAAATTCGCATTTGAGGTGCTAAATGCTGAGGGCATGCCCGATATGGACTTCTACCGTAAAAATATAGGACGCAAACTTTATACAAGATACTGCCCCGACGATATGAGCATTATATCGCTATACGAAAAAGATGCTACGGGCGCTATGCGCTTTGTTACGATGGCTCAAACATTTATTGAAATTGAGGGGGCTATGCAGAACCAAACAAGCGAAGACCTTAGCTTCATTCGTCAGATTGAAAACGCAAATAAAAGAATGCGCATAGACAGTGAGCGCGAACGTAACGAGCTGCTTGCTACTCATAATATGCACCCGAACCAATACGGGCTTAAAGTTGCCCCTCTCAAGGGTGTAAACACAAGCAAGGCTAAAAAGGGCAAGATAGATATAGGCGAGCTACAAAAAGAGGTTAGCAACATGACTGTTTTAGAAGAGCAGAAAAAAGCTGAGAAACGAGCTATAAAGAAAGCCGAAAAACAACGAGCCAAAGAAAAACTATCCGAGCAAGAAGACTTCTACAAGTCAAGAAAAGCATTATTACAAGCGTCAATGAACTAAAAATTTAAGATATGAACAAAGAAACTCAAAAAGCAATTATGCAGGCTTTGAAAGCCTATGCCGAAGACAAAGGACTAAGCCAGGAGCAACTGGCGCAAGTGCTTAATATGAACGTAAGCTATGTAAATGCCATGCTTAAGGGCGAGTTTACAATAGGAAAAACAGCAATTAAAGACAGTTATTTCGAGAAAGCGGCTAAAGCTATCGGTTACACTTTTAAGCGTGTGTATTGGGAGCTTAAAGAGACCCCCGAATATACACAACTTACGACCGAAATGCTGGACGCTAAAGTAAGTGGCAGGGGTAAAACGCTGATAGGCGACACGGGTTGTGGTAAAACATACTCTTATAGTGATTTTATGATGAATTACCCGACGCACAGCTACGGTATAACTGTAAGCAGCTTGCATAAACTAAAAGATATAATCAACGAGCTTTGCGACCTTTTGGGCGTAGATACGACGGGCAGCTATGTGAGTCGATTGAAGCGAATAGCAAACCGCTTAAATGTCCTCAAAATGAACGGGGCAAAGCCCGTTATTATGATTGACGAGGCTGAGAACTTGACAATACCTGCTCTTAAGATGATGAAAGCCTTATACGATGCTTTGAAAGGTATTTGTCCGATAGTCTTAATCGGTACGCCACAGCTTGAGAAAAAACTAGATGTACTCAACGAAAAAGATATAGAGGGCATACCGCAATTTATTCGCCGTATCAAAGCGGGCATACGTCATATAAAATCGGGCGAAAAGAAAACAAGATTTAGCCCGTTCCTGGCTGGGTTGCAAGATGAAAACTTAGCAACTCTATTAATCTCTTTGGCTGACAACTACGGCGAGCTTAACGACTACTTAGAATACGCTTTGCAAGAAGCCGACAGAATGGGCGAACCATTGACCGAGGAATTATTCAGAAACTTATTTGATTTATAATTAAACCCCATTTAAAGAGCATTTAAACTATGGCTAAAAAGGCAACAAGGCAAAGAGCTACGTCTATAACCAACTTTCTAAATATGACTTTTGAGGTAATCGAATTTACTGGCGAGTGGTTGCTTGCTTTCGGTCGCCCAGAGAAAGGCGGTATATGGTACGTTGGCGGTCGTCCGACAAACGGAAAGACAAGCTTTGTCGTGCAACTAATCAAAGCGCTTGCCCTATTAGGCTTAAGAGTACGGTTTTACAATTTTGAAGAGCAGGAAAGCATAACCATGCAAAACACAATACGCATGGTAGGGCTTGCCGAAGTGGCGAGAAATATCGTAATGATTAACTCTTTGATTGATTATAAAGAGCTAAAAGCAGAAATAGCCAGTACCCGCAACGACGTGATCGTGATAGATACTATACAAAAAAGTGGTATTACTGCTAAGCAAGTCGAAGAGCTGCGCGAGCTATTTCCCAGCAAACTAATCATATTCGTTTGTCATGTTCAGCCAAACGGATTACCCGACAAACAACCCGCAAACCAAGCTTACAGAGAGGCATCACTTAAGATATTTTGCGACCGCTTTCGGGCTATCTCTCAAGGTCGCTACTTCGGCGAGCGTGGTTACTTCAATATTTGGAAAGAAAAAGCCGACGAGTTTTGGGCGGTAGTGGAATAAAAAAAGTGAAAATATGAAAGACTTTGAGGACTTAGTTAAAGAGCTTAGAAGAATTAAAAACATACCCCTATTAGAGCAACGAATGATTGAGGGCTTAGCTTATAAAGCAGTTGAAAAATATGCTTTTCAAAATATGCTTACTCGCGCTCAAGTCATAGATGAATTAGAAAAATATATAGAAAATGAAAACAACGACCAATAACCCTCATGCTTGGTTTTTTGCTTCTATGCAAAATATACAAGGCAATGAAGAAAGAGACGAGGTACGCAAGGCGATAGTCTTCGACTACTCAGACGGTAAAACTGACAGCCTGGTCGAACTCTATACAAAGTACCCGCGAGCTTATCAGCAGATGCGCCGCGATTTCAGCCAAAAGAAAAATACTGACAGCGCAACCCTCGACAAAGCTCGTAAACGACTGATGGCGGCGATATTTAAGAACCTGGAACGCCGAGGCTATAAACGAGATATTGAGTATGTAAAACGGGTAGCCTGCAAAGCGGCAAACGTCAGCCACTTTAATAAGATACCGCTCGAAACGCTCAAGGCTCTTTATCGCAGATTCGGCGAAAAAAATGCGGCAATGCACAACAACTGGGCAGACCAAATACTTAAAAGTATATCAGCATGAGAAAGACAATACAAGAAATAGAGCAAGAAATAGCATTTTACGAACTCGTTCTATCGTGCCGAAACGTGGATAAATATACATGGAACGATACAGTTAGTAAATACAACGCCGCAAAAATCAAGCTTAGCCAAATGAAAGGCGAGCAACCTCAAGTAATACATTACAACCCCGAACATATAATCAATAAATAATTTTAGTTATGGCAAAAAGAGTAAAGAAAACAATTTTAACAAACATCTCAGACGAGAAAATGAACGAAGCGCTTGCGATATACGCGAAGTCTCACGCTCAGATAGCGAAAATAAACGCTGACTTAGATGTAAAATTCACAAAGTTACGCGACGAAAAAGCTGACGAGCTGATAAAATTAGAAACTGAAATGAGCGAAGCTTACGACCTGGTACAAGCTTATGCCCTGGAAAATAAAGACACTTCATTTTTGAAGAAAAAGAGTATGGAGCTTTCGCACGGCGTTATTGGTTTTCGCACGGGTACGCCGAAGCTTAAGAATAAAAAGGGCTTTACCTGGGCGGCAGTTACCAACTTATTAAAAGAGTTTCTACCCGCTTATGTTCGCTCAGTAGATGAACCAGCAAAAGACAAGCTACTGGCAGATCGTAACGAAGAAGCTGTCGCTCCTCTACTTGAAAAGGTAGGTGTTGAAGTGGTACAAGACGAGACCTTTTATATAGAGCTAAAAAAAGAAGACAACGAGGGATAGCCATGAAAGCGAAGATAAACAAAACCGTAGTATTTACCTGGCTGGCTATCCTGGTTGGAAGTGCGGCGTTTTGGGTCTTGATGGTGTGGTTTGTTCTTCGGCTTCTAAATGTGATTAATAACTTTTTAAACGGTGTATAATTATGGCAAAGAAAGAATTAGCAATAAGGCTATTAGTTGAAGAAAAAGAGGTAAATAAAATGTTTGTGCTTTTGGGGCAAGATGTTTTATCTCAAGATGAACTAAATAAGAGATTCTTTGAACGTGAGCCTCTTCTTTTTGATGTTGAAACGTTGGGCGATGAAGCTTTGCCTATAATAATGGCATTTACGGCAATTATTGAAGACGATAACCAATCTAAAAAAGAATGATAACCGAATTTTGTAAAATATTAGGTATTAAAGAGGCTGACGTTTTAGGTCGCAGCCGACAAGCTGGCATAGATATCGCCCGCCACGTCTATTTTTGGCTGATGTATCAAAGCGGGTACTCTTATTCAAAGATAGGACGCTTGAACGGTCGTAATCATGCAACTATAATGAACTCGGTAAAGGTTGTAAATAACGCTATTGAAGTAAAAGACCGCCAGGTATTGGATGTATGGGACAAAGTAAAGCATTTGAGAGCCAGTAAAACAGAAGCAACCGAATTATCATCGTCTCGTTTCTTTGTTTGTCCTAACTGTAACGGGCGATGTAAGGTTGTGGTATTTGAGGACTTTCTAGGCTTAGAGCCGCCCGAAATGGACGAATGCGAAGTATGCAATGGAACGGGCAAGATTAAAGCCCGAAAGGTTACGAGATATAGAGGTAATACGATAATAATAACAGAATGATATATGAAAGTAGGAACTAAAAGCGTATTGTTTGGCGCACATTGTTTTTTTATACACCCTATCTTTTTATTTATAGCTTGGTGTAAATTATACGGGTTCCCGTTTGACCCTCGTTTGTGGGTTGCGTTTTTTGTTCATGATTTGGGCTATATAGGTAAACCAAACATGGATGGCGAAGAGGGCGAAACTCATGTAGAGTTAGGAGCTAAGATAATGGGCTTTTTGTTTGGTAAAACGTGGGCTGATTTTTCGCGCTATCATTCAAGATTCTACGCGAAAAAAGATGGAGTTAAGCCCTCAAAACTTTGTATTGCTGATAAGTTTGCGATATGCTTAGAACCCGCCTGGTTCTATCTATTACGAGTTAATCTAAGCGGCGAAATTAAAGAATATATGCGACTTGCTGGCAAGGACAAGTATAAGGGCGAAACTTTAAACAGAGATGAATTTATGAACCTTGATACTGGCACACAAAGAGGCTGGTTTAATTCTATGACTTCTTATATGCGGCGTTGGGTCGCTGAACATAAAGACGGGAAAGAGGACACTTGGACGCCTCAACAAAATCAAAAAATAATAGAATATGAAAGCAAAACGTAACAAGATGCACTGTATTATTTACCGACTACGAAAATCGGGGGGGGTAAAAATTGATACAAGAAATAGAAATATTATTTATAAGTATCAGCAAGATGAAGACAAGATGCAAAACAAGCAGATAGTAAGGTTATGTAAAGAATTTGGTTTTGCCCGCCAGGCAGAAATTTAAAAGTAAAAACGATGAAATATATAATATTTAAAGATGAAAAAAGCGGTTTGATTCAACCCGTTATATTTGGAGAGCATACAACGCATTCGCAGATTAAGTTAGAGAGAGCGAAGCCTATTAGCGCTGGTTTCTTCTATATGGATGCCGAGAAAGGTATTTGTATTCATGGAGAGTCAGACTCTTTAAGCCTTAAGCCCAAAGAGGGCGACGAAATGTATTTGTTGTTTGTGATTATTGGAGCTGGCACGTCCTCTTTTATTGACCTGGATAAAATAGAAGCGCCAGAAAAGTAAAAAGCCTCTCACTCGTCCGAAGATTTTGTAAAAGGCTGCACCCAACAGCAAATATAGGCAAAATCTTGGATATATGGCATATAACAACAGAAATAAATTACTCATCATAAAAGCAGTACAAGAGCTTGTTTTGGCAGGACAAAAACGAGGTGCTACTCAAAAGTGGGTTTATGAAAATGAGGTTAAACATATCCATCCGATGTCATATTCCACATTTAATAATTATCTGAGTGTTAATGTCAAGCTTGAGCAAGATAAAACAGAAAAAAGGATAGCTGAAAAAAAGGAAGCTAAACGAAAAGAAGAGGAAAGAAGAAAAGCCCTGATGGGCGTTCAACTATCAATTGAGTTTATTTAGGTTAGTAGCCCTGGTATAATGCCAGGGCTATTTTGTTTTATCGCTTATACATCATTATATCAGTATAGCCGCCTTGATTATTTACTACATTTCTACGCTCCACTCTCTTAGCCCCAGTAAATGGGCTATCCATGTTATAATTGATATTAAACCAATCCAATAGTTCGACGATCTGACTCTTATTTGAAGTGAAATAAACGAAGCTTGAGCCTTTTAGCGTTCCTAAAACATCTAAATAGTCGGCAAGTTTCCAATAATTACTATAAGTTGAGACGTCAGTTGAAAGATACGGCGGGTCTATGATGAAGACAACGCCCTCAATATTTTTGTATCGCTCATATAATACCCGATAATCTTGCCGCAATATATCTAAGCCCTCAAGATACCCGTCGGCTGGCTCGTAGTTGCTTTTTCGTACCGTATTATAAAAGCGTTGCTTTGCCAGTTCCTCGAAGCTGTTGGCATAGTTGCCCGAAAATAGCAGCGAACCCGAAATAGTTATATAATCAATATAGCCGACTTTCTGCTCTTCAGCTCTTATTCTGTCCTCAAGCCGAGCCTTTACGGCGTCGCTTATTCGTTTGTCTTGAGGTTCATCTTTTGCCAGCTCGCGCAAGTCCTCAAGTAATAAGTTGGTCTTTGGTATATTCTTTATTCTCTGATGGTAGTTGTCAAAGTCGTTGTATATAACCTGGCATTCGGGTAATACTTGCTTTGCCGTGTGAGATAATAAACCGCTACCCCCGAAGAGGTCTACAATTATTTTTATCTCTTTTGTCTGATTCATTTCTATTAAAGCCTTTTTGTAAGACTCAACAAAGAAACGTTTTTGCCCCTGAAATGGTAGCGGGGCGGCTTTGTAGATTCTGCTCATGTTTTTAAATACCTTTTAAATGTTAGTTAAATGTTGATTAATTATTACTTTTGTAGTCTCTCACAATCATAAAAAAAGAGCGCGTACACGTTCTGAGCAAAGGATATATAAATAGCCTCTGTCGTAGTGTGTACGCACTTTTAATTTAGTGGTAGGGTGAGAGCTCCACTAATAAGGCAGGGGTTTATTTGTCTGCCGTGCTGTCCTCAAATTCTGTCCCGTAAACTATCTGATATACAAAAAGGTCGGGGTGTGTAAGTTCGCTTGCCGTCTTTCTGCTCAAGGGGTTAAAATGCCCATCCGTAAAGCCCTGCAATTTCTGTTGTACTTTTGCTATCACGTCGTAAGGCTCTAAGCCCTGGGCGCGTACCTCTTCGGGGGCGTTGGCTGCTGTTCGCCCCATACTCAGAGGGTCGAAAGCCAGCGTTATCGTTATATTTGCTTTACAGTCTTGTGTCGTATCGGTTACGTCGGTTGTAGATGTTATACCAATGCGAACCAGCATACAAGGATAAGTAACGGGGTAACGATCATTCTCGCCTTTTTTCTTAAGTTGCCCTTTATCCCAGTCGAACCAGCGTATAACATCGTTATCTATCAACTCTTTTGCTGGTATTAATAAGTCTTCAAATATTGTCTTCATTTTGTCATTATTTTAATGATTTCGCGTTTAATCTTACTTTCAATATTCGTCTTGAGTAATACAGACTTGCCCATAAAAGGACGGGCAGGCATTTGAAAAGACTTTTTACCGTATATCTTCGCCAGCTTGCCGAACTGATGGACGTGTCCGTATGCTGTCGGGCTGGTTACGCGTACCCCTCTGTCTGTATGCTTATATGACAAACTGTTCGCCAGCTCGCCCGTCTCGCCCGATAATATTTTAGCAGTCGTTCGGGCTTGCGAGAACTTGCCCGTTTGCCCCGAATGTCCGTACCATGCGCTTTGCTCGTCGCGGCGCTCTACGTCGTCCCATTTTACAAGCTGCTCGTCGGTAAAGCCCTCATTGTCGAAAGACTCTTTATAGTGGTTCGTAGCTTCAACTCCCAAAATGTCTTTAATGTCGTCGCCCTCTACAAAGTCTTTCAATTCTTTCATCTTTTGAGGGAAAAGGCGGGCAAATTCTTGTATATTCATAAATAAGCCTTTAACTATTGATTGTTTGACAATTAAATACTATATTTGTGTTGTTGAGAGACTGCGACGCTGTTCGCGGCTCGCGACCCCAACAAAGGAGAGTGCTAACGCGTTTTCCTTTGTTTATTTTCTGGCAAAACGTTCTATCAGCTTCGCCACTTCAAAATACAGAGGCTTGCGCCCGTTCCTTATCAATACGATTGTATTAATATTTTTAGCTCTGCCCTCTTGTAATGCAGCCCTAAAGCCACTATATAACTCTTTTGACGGGTACTCTTTTTCAAGTCTTATAATTACCTCGCCTACGCCCTGCTTGTTGGCGTCGCGTATCGACCTCTGTATCGCATTTTTACCGTTTTCGGTTACTGGATGTTTGGCGTCAGAGAATAAGCCAGTCGCCAGGTTAATAGCGTCGGGGTTCTTTACACCCGTTGCTGTTCCTGGTCTGAGCAGTTTATATTTGCCGCCATTATCAGCCATGATGCTATACGTTGTCAAGTTCTTAGCCCGCTCGTTTCCTTGCTGCTTTACTATCTCAAGAATGCCGCCCTCTTTGCCTATATAAACATCCTTAAGCGCTTCGCTTTCCTTATTCAATCGTTTGCCCTCTTCGGCTACCTGGTCGCGCAAATTGACGTCCGTATGTTTGTAGTACGGCGTTTCTTTTGTATTTAGGAACTGAGCAGTTAAAGCAGGGTTGTTGATAAATATAGGATTGATACTTGAGGGCATTATCGGCGCTTCTGTCGCCTCTTTATCCGTTGGTCTTACCCAACAATCGCAATTCCAGTCCGAGGGCGGCAAAAGCCACGCCCAGGCTGGGTGGTTAATGGGTAAAATGACGCCTACATACTCAAGATGAACATGTCGCGGGTTGGCTGCCCTGGTCGGCATATACTCAAGGTTCGGGTATAAGTGGGCAGTCTTCTCGTATTTCTTGAGGTTCGCAGCCGTGCGCGCCGCTCTTACTGCCGTGTTATACTCTGTTTGTAACCACTGAACATTATATTTCTCAGAAATTTGCAAAGCCCGCTTTTTGAACTTATAAAACGGAACAAGATTACCCTCTTCGTCATAGAGCAAAGCCGCTATTTCTTTCGTTTGCTGATGGTTTTTGAAAGCAGCAAATACGGCGGTATTTTCTTTAAACTCATTGATGAAGCCCTCGTCTACGTCGTTACGCGTCAAAGAAGTATCAACGGCATGTTGCAGGGCATCGTTTGTGATGTCAAAGAGTTTCTTATTTACCAGCTCTTCGCCTTTGCTGCCGTACACCTCTTGCAAAGCTTCATTTATCAACTTGTCAATATTGATACTATAACCATCGCCCAGGCTAACGTTTCCCGTTAAGCGCCTCGTCCATGTCCTTTTGAAGTTGTGATATGCCCCGCTCCACTTCGTCGGGGCGTCCGCGAAAAAAGCGCCTAACGTTTTGTCCCATAGTTGAAGTAAGAAGTTACGATCGCTCAGCTCTTCGCTTTCCTCTTCTTTGGTCTTCGCCTCGTTTGTTTCGGGCTTATCTTTAGAAGCTGGCTTTTTATCTTTGCTGGTCGGTTCTTCTTTTTTTTCTTCTTGAGGCTCTTCGGCTTGCTGCCTTTCGCCTGCCAGCTCTTCGCCATCCTGGGCGGCGGGTATACTATATTTGTCATGTACAAAGCTTGCGGGTATGCGTATTATTTTGGTAAGGCTGATAAGCTCGTCTACTGTTATGGCTTCGGCAGCACTCGGAAAGATAAACTTACCCCCCTTGACGTTAAAGCCTCTTTGCTCCAAAAGCGGCTTAACGTAGCTGTTTAGTACCCGTTCGGTATATCTTAAGTCTGACTTATTGATGCCCTCTTCAACTTCTTTATGAACATCGCCCAGGGAGCGCGCCCCCTTAGTTCCTGCAATGGTCGTTAATGTTTGCCCCAGTACGGCAATTAACATTTCTTCGTTACATGCCTGCCTAAAGTCATTAAACGAAACACCTGACGAACCGTTACCCGTGTTGTTTACAGTCTCTACGTCGGTTTCTTTGGGTATCACACACCAGGGCGCAGACCCCGCATTCTGTAAAGCCTGCTCTAATAATATACGGCTTTGCGGGTCGTAGCTTGAGTATTTACCGATTCGCTGCGGCATGCCGAATATTTCGAGCCATTGCGCATAATCGCCAAAGCCCCCGCGTTTCCAAATGGCATACGGGGCAGTCTTTAAGAAAATACCAAAGTCTCGCTTAGCTCCTAAAACAAGTAAATGTGGGTCTGCCAGGTAGTCAATACCCCGCTCGTCCGAGTCGTTTATCAATATCGTTTGATTATCTAAATTGATATGCTTGAACGGCAGTATATCAACATGAAAGCCGTTAGAAAAATCGAACTCGACAGCGCTACGCCCGTAAGACTTCGTACTGATTATACCCGTCAATAAAGTTTCCCATGACAAGCTTTGCATCAGCTCGTTAATTTCGTCGCTGGTCTCTCCATCGTCATACTGAAATGTCAGTTCTGAGTTAGTTACAGCTTCTACCCGTTTTTCCCAGGAACGCCCCAGCGTGGTATCTATCAGCAAGTCGTCGTATAAGTCGAACAGAGCTTTTACGCGCCCAGCATCGGCAGACCGCAACGCATTACGCCATGAGCCGACGTCCGAGGTCGAGCGGTTAGGCTGACGTATAACCAACTGGCTGATAACTAGCGGCAGTTGTTGCTGATTCTTTTTTATGAGTGTCTTATTTGCCATCTTGATAGCGTTGAATTAAGTTTAAATAAAAGAGTCTGCGACTCAAAAATGTTGCTCTTTTTTCGGGTTGCTCCCAAACTTTATAATACCCGCAGCATTGCCCCCGCTTTCATCCTCTTTGACTGGCAAGTCGGGGTCTATGTCTCCTTTTTGTACACCTCTGAACCAGGCAATCGCTTGATTGTATCGTTTTTCTCTCAAGCCGAGTTCATGCCCTGCATTGCACAATATCAGAAAGTGCCACACCGCAATATCTTTTACCCATATCAAAAGCAAAGGGTTGCGTTCGTTGCCAACAGCGCCGAAAGCCTTATCTATATCGTAGGCTTTTAGATAGCCTTTCGCTTCGACTAAAGCCCCTTGTATGGCTGCCGTTAGTATGGTCTCATCGTCGCGCTGAATAACTTTTATATTCTCAGCGTATAGATGGGTCTTCATTTCTTCATTTGTCAAAAACATAGCGTTCGGGGTTTAAAGTGTCATAAAAACAAATGCGGTCGAAGTCTTCGCCAGCTTTCAGCTCAGAGCGAAAAAGCCCCTCTTTAATTCGCTTTCTTATCTGCGATCTGTCCCAAACTTTGTACTCATAACCAAAGAAGAAAACACGGTAGCGCTTGCCGTTTTCTTTATGCAGTCTGTCAGCTTCTTTAATAGCTTTGCGTAATGCACCTGGGCGACCTTTGAAACGGATATACAGCTTGAGAAAAGCGTTTTTAATTTTTGTCTTCATAATCGTTAAAATCTTTTATTGTTAGTTGGTTTAGTCCCGAAGCTGATCGCGTCGGGAACTAAAGTGCTTAATTTCTGATTGGCTATAAAATACCCGCCCTCTATACAATCCACACCATCGGCAGGGGCAGACAATCGAGGCGTTACCATCTTGAATTGCTCTTCAAGTCGTTGCATGTGTGGATTGTTCTTTTCTGCTTCGTTCAGTATCAAGTTGCCCATACGGTTAAGCGGTTCAAGATTACCCTCTATACGGGCGAACTTGTCGGGTTTTCGACGCTCATCGGGTGTTATATTGATTATCTTATTATACTTGCTCCTAGCTTGAGCAAAAAGAGGTATAAATACTTGTTCGTAGAATGGATTTTGTAAAGTATTATTTTCTATGTAGTTATATACTTGGTTGCGCTCGACTACATACTTATCTATAAAATAAAACCAATCTACAAACTCGGCGTTGGTAACCCGATCTAAGTAGCCAGTAATAACGTATAGTTTGCCCTCGTATAGTCCGACAAGAAAGCAGGCTTTATTTGAGTTTGCCTTAGCTTTTGTGTTATTACTTGGCGACGGGTCGCTATAATTGATTAAAAAAGGAAACTTATTTAGCGGCGGCACCTTGCCCCAGGTTATCTCTTTGAAAGTATCGCCCTCAGAAATGGGGTTGTTATAACATTCTTTTTGTACGGCTGACGCTGAGACTTGCGATTGTACGATGTCGATTTGCTCTTCTGAGTTTTTCTCAAGCCAAACGCTCGTACCGTATAAAAAATCGTTTTTAGGGTCGGGCTTGTTTATATTTACCATTCGGATATTTTTAATATCCCAAATACCTAGTCCTTTTTTTACCTTTCCTTTTGTTTCGTCATGTACTATTTTAGAAAGTTCTCGCGCTTTATTGCCTGCTCGAACAATACAACAGTCTTTAGCTATAATATTGCCCGACCAAATAGTAAGTAAAGGTTGCGACCAGGAACGGGTAAAATATAGAGCGGTTTCCCACCATTCCCACTTTTTATTAATAGTATCCAGGTTGCGGCAGTCTTCGTCTGTATCAAAGTCATCGGGTAAAAGTATGTCGGGGCGAATGTCATCGACGCGAGTACCACGCGGCGACTGCCCAGCGCCTAAAGCCCGAAAAGCTGCCCCTTTCTTAGTAATAAATTCGCCATTTTCCCATTTTAGCCCCTTTTGCTTACCATAGTAAAACTCGATGCGCTTATTACCCTCAAAGTTGGCTTTGTATGGCGCTAGTAGGCGTTCGGCGTTATCGTAGCTATTCGATACTAAAAGGACGTTTCTTTTCTTGCCCGTTAGCGTCAGATACATAACAATCATCATAACAGTCGTAGACTTTGCCAGCTCCCTAGCCCATGACAATACGGCATAAAATTCGGGGTTGTTGATAATCAAAAGAATGATAGTTATTTGCCACTTTGCAAACTTCGATTTTGCATAGTTCGGAAACATCTCATACATCCACTCAATCGGGTCGGCTTCTAGTTCCTTACGCTTCTTTTCGCGCTCGGCGTAGCTCATGTTTGAGTCTATGGTCGTCTCGGCTTGTATGTTTTGTACATACTTATCCCAGTCTAAAACTGCTTGTTTATCTGCTTGCTTTTTTGCCATTACTTAAGCCTTTCTTTTATAAAAGCATCGAAATACATTGTTAATTCTTTGGCTTTCTCAAGGTCTGACAAGCGCAGCCAGTCAAGGAACTGTTTTGATACGCTGATAATATCGTTTAGCCCCGTCTCTGTTTCTAGTTTTTGAATAGCAGACGCAAGCTTCGTTATTATATCAGCTTCGGCAGTTGTAGCCACACGCTCGGCGATAGGGCGCTCTAATATTTTTTCTTGTTGCAGTTGTAGTTGTTGGTATAGCCTGGCTAGTTGCTCTTCGCGCGTGATTGTAATAGATGTTTTCAGCAGTTGCCAATTTTCACTATTTACCCACTTGCTGATAGTTGCGGGGCGAACTTCCACGCGTTCGGCAATCTCAAGCTGAGTAAGATTTTCTTTAGTGAATAGCAGCTTAGCCCATTCTTTCTTTTGGCTATTTGTCAGACTTTGTTTTGCCATACCTTTTTTACACAAAACTAGCCCCCTAAAAGATGCTAAAAAAGAAAAGTTACAAGCGTTAAAACAATGATTACAAGTGTTGTAATATTTTTTGCGAAGCCCTTTTTTTGCCTTTTACTTTGTCCTAAAACATGCGAAAAATGGCAAAAGATAAAGAGTCTCAAAATAACAATACGCATCGTTTCGTACTACTGGACGAAAGCGTAGTAACCTATGGTTTTAGAGTATTGGTTGCGGGCGTGGATATATCGCAATTTCAGCGTAACCCCGTTTTCTTGAGTTATCATTTCGACGATAAGCTGCCGATAGGTCGCTGCTCCAACGTATGGAAAGAAGACAAGCAGATACTTATAGATGTAGAGTTTGACGAGGCAGACACAGACCAGGAAGTACAACGCATCATTGGCAAGGTAAAGAGAGGCTTTATTAAAATGGTCTCGGCTGGGCTTGCTGATTTGATATTCAACGAAGACCCTAAACTCATGCTTGAGGGGCAAACCTTACCCACAATTATAAAATGTCGTTTGCGCGAAGCTTCTATCGTAGGCATCGGGGCAAACCATAACGCGCTGAAACTATACGATAGTGAGGGCGTAGAGATAGATATAACCGACGAAGTAAAACTCTCTGATTTTATTAAACCATATAAAAAAGTAAACAATATGAATGAGGAATTACTAAAACTATTAAACCTATCCGATAAAGCGGACGATAAGGCTGTTATCTTGGCTATTGTAGCGCTAAAAGATAGTAACAAAACTTTGACTGATGCAAACACAGCTTTGCAGGCTAAAGTCGATAAACTGGAACTCGCCGACAAAGAAGCGAAAAAGGCAAAAGCTGCCGAGTTGGTAGACGCTGCAATTAAAGAGGGGCGTATCAATGCAGACGCCGAAGGTAAAACTCGCAAGTCGTGGATTGACTTATTCGATAGTGATTTTGAAAAAGCTAATAATATGCTGGCTGGTCTACCTGGTCGCAAATCTGTAAAAGAGCAAATTGACGAAGCTGGCGAGAGTTCAAAAACCGAATTAGCCGACCTACTGGCGAAGAGCTGGGACGACCTGGATAAGAGCGGCAAGCTGGTAATTCTTAAGGATAAGTACCCCGACGCGTATGCCGATAAGTTTAAAGAGAAATTCGGGAAAGCTCCCAACGCTTAATCACTCTTTAAATAGTCTTTAAAGGCAATTTAAACGAAACTATTTTATAACTAAAACAGATAGAAACAATGAAACTGAAAACTTTATTTGTGCTTATCACAGCACTATTATTTAATGTCATAGGGGCGCAAGCTATGTCTTTCGCTTCGGGCTTGCCTTTTGCCGCTATTTTTGGCGGTGGGGCGTTGCTTAGCCTTTTCGGTGGGGCGGCTTCGGGTCATGTAAATATGGCTATTCAAAAAGAGATTTGGATGTCTACAATAGTCGAGGGGCTATTTGCTGACAACTCATTCTTAAGTAAGGCTATTAATGCCGACGAGTTTGTCAATATGGGTAAAGTGGTACATATCCCGAACGCTGGGGCTGCATCCAAAACTGAAAAAAATAGAACTACCTTACCAGCCACAGTGAAAAAACGTACCGACAAAGATTTAACATTTAATCTTGATGAGTACACTACCGACCCCGTACTTATCTCTCACGCCGAGACTGTCGAACTTTCTTACAATAAACGCGAGTCTGTAATACGACAAGATAGGTCGAAACTTCACGAAGATGTAGCCAACGGAATTTTATTCTCATGGTCGCCAGCAAAAGCGAATACTATTCTCACGACTGGTGAGGCTATTGCCGCCCATACTGACGCTGCAACTGGCGAAAGAAAAGCGCTGACAAAGAAAGATGTCAATAATGTAATGAAGCGATTTAATAAAGACGATGTGCCTCAAGAGGGGCGTTATTTATTGCTTGATGCTGATATGTATAGCCAGCTTTTGGACTCTATGACAGAGAAAGAAGCGGACGCGTTCCACAACCTGGCAGACCTTAAAAACGGCGTAATAGGTAAGCTTTATACATTTAATGTAATCATGCGCTCCAAAGCTCTTCGCTATACTGGTGCGACAGCCCCAAAAGACTGGGAAACAGCAGGAGCAGCAACAGACTGCGCGGCGGCTTTGGCTTGGCATCAAGATTCTGTATGCCGCGCTTTGGGCGAGGTTGCAGCTTTTGAAAATGAAAAAGACGCAACTTTCTACGGCGATGTGTATTCGTTCTTGTTGCGTGCTGGCGGTCGTCCTATGCGCGACGATATGAAAGGCTTATTGGCAATTGTTCAAGATACTGCTCAAGCAGCAGGATAACCCGTTCAACGATGCCAAACAAATTACAATATTTAGTAATCCATTGCACAGCAACGCCCCAGGGGCGCGAGGTTACAGCCGACGAAATTCGTCGCTGGCATACTAGCCCGCCCCCCGCTGGGCGAGGTTGGCGACAAGTGGGCTATCGCAGGCTAATACATTTAGACGGGTCGGTCTCTGAGCTGGTCGCAAACAATGACGACAATATCGTAGACCCGTGGGAGATAACCAACGGCGTAGCTGGTAAGAACTCAATATCTCAACATTGGGTATATGCTGGCGGTGTGGCGTTGGATGGTAAAACCCCGAAAGATACCCGTACGCAAGCCCAAAAAGATACATTGGAAACGCTGGTAAAAGATTTTAACCGCCGTTTTCCTACTGTCAAGATAGTCGGGCATAATCATTTTGCCGCAAAAGCCTGCCCGTCGTTCGACGTACAAGCCTGGTTAAAACAAATAGGTATTAATCAAACTCTCTAAGGATTTATGGAAGCTTTTATAGAGATATTTCAAAGTATAGTAATGCCAGGCGTAACGCTGATTGTCGGTTACTTCGGGTGGAAAGCTAACGCCGAAAAAAACAAACTGAAAGCAGAAGTCGAGGGCATGAAAGCTACTAACGTAGCCAAAGAAATAGAAAATCAAAACAGTTGGATTGACCTCTATAAAAAGCTCCATGACGATTTAGCTCTTCGTCTTACGGACGCTGAAAAAGAAATATCGGAACTTAAAAAAACAATTTATATACATGAAGTTGCATTTCAAAAGGCTAACGCTTGCCCTTATGGCAATAATTGCCCTATCATTCATGAGCTGTCGAAGTCGAAAAATATTAACAAGCGAAAAAAGAGAGCAGACGACACAGACAACCGACAGCGTGAGCCGCCTTGAACGCCGCACAGTCAAGCCGATAATCACGCCCCAGGCGACAGCTAAATTAAGCATCAAACCCGAAGACCTGGCAAAGCTACCCCCAGGGGCAAAGTTTGAAAACAAACAAGGTAACGCCACGGCTACTGCAAAGGTAGCGCCTGATGGCACAATAGAAATAACAGCCAACTGCGACAGCCTCGTCCTCTTAGTCGAAAATTTAGAAACTGAGGTGTATCGTTTGCAAAAGGAAAACAAGGCACTTGTAACCAATATAAACAAAAAAGAGACCGTAGAGCTTAGCGGTTGGCAACATTTTCAGATAAAAGGCTTTTGGGTCTGTATAACGATAATAGCAATTTATTTAACATATAAAAGAATAAAACGAAAATGGCAGAAGAAAAATTAAAAATAAAATGGCGCGTTGCGGGTATTGACTTTTCTGATAATACCGATATTAAAGACAAAACGACAGCAAACGCCGCAGCTTGGGTTACAGCACCGAGGACTTTACGCGACGACGAGCTGCTGATTACACCGCCGACAGTCAATAAAAACCCTATCTATTCGCATGAGGCAGATGCGCCCGAAGAGAACGAGATAACCATCGGCGACCCGCGTAATATTACGGGTTCATTTATCAAAATGACAACCGCGCAACTGGTAGACCTTGTTGGCGGCAAGATGGACGGCACGGCTTACGTTATGGAAGATGTACTTAAGGTACTCAAGAAAGCAATACGCATCAGATTTCAAGGCGGCGGTTGGGTTGTATTTCCACGCGTCGAGGGTTATGTGTTGCTTGATATGAATGTAGGTTTTGAGGGTAGAATAAAAGCTCCTTTTGAATTTACGCCTTTAGCTTCTGACGATGGCAAGTCAGGCGGTATTTGGGAAACCGACACGTCGGCAACAGCCCCAGCCGCAGCACCACTGGCAGCCCCCGCGAATACTGGAACGACTAAATAATTTAGGCTATGGCTGATACTCAAGTAAAAGCCGCCAATCTATTATTGGATAGGGGTATTCGGTTTAATATACCCGATGCCCCTTTCCTGGATAGAATAAGGCGCAAAAACAAGTTACTCATTCGCCCGCTCAGAGGGGGTACGATTGCCGAAATAGCGGTACTCATTCTTGAGAATGAGTTAAATAAACCTTTGACAAATGTAGAACTGCATGCGCGCCTGAAAGTGATAAGCAAGATAATAGCCACGGCGATACTCAATGACAAAGAAGATATTGCACTCAAGCGCGACGAGCTTGCCGAGCGCCTGCATTGGAAAATACCCGCTCATATTCTTATTAAAGCTTACAGATACATAGAGGACTTAAACGAATATGAGGGTTTTACGAATATTACCAACTTCTTCAATCGGACAATAAAAGTGATCATGACGAAGAGGACGGGGCAGAAGATAAAAGGGAGTCAAAAAAGCGAACAAGAGTAATCGGCTTACATAGCCCTTTTGGTTTAATTCAGCAGCTTAAAAAGAATTACGGCTATACGCATGAGTATATACTTTGGGGGCAACCCTGGATATTATTCTTGTTAGAAATGGCAGACCAGCCGCAGACCGTAACCATGAGCGCCGAAGAGATAGAAAACGAAAATACACCCGTTGTCAGCTCTGCAAACGATGCTTTGCAGATGTTAGGCAGAAAAAAACAATAAGACAATGTTGGAGCCAGTAGAGATAGATATAAACATGAACCAAAACGTCAGCGAAGAGTCTGAGAGGGCGACGCAGGGCGTTAATGATATGACTAATTCGGTTGATGTTCTTGAAAAAGAAATAGCCCGACTCGAAAAGGTCGTTAAGGATATGTCTGTCGCCCTGGCTGAGCAAGAAAAGATTATAGAGTCTTCGAATGCTGATTTTGGCGAGTCCGAAAGCCGAATAGAGAGTATGCGGGAAGCTTTGGAAAAAACAAATAAAGAGCTTGCCACTTATCGCCAGGTAGCCGAGCAGGCAAGCGCTGCCGTATCTCAAGGGGCAGACGTTACCAGCGTAATGAATGATGTAACCGAGGCGCTGGCTGAGACTGAGGCAACCCTTACCGAGAACGCACAAAACCTTATAGATAATCAGAACGAGATAAACGACGCCCTGGACGATGGGGCTGAAAGTGCCGACACATACAGCGCGTCGAACCAAATACTTAGCGAAGCCCTTAAGCGCGTTGCTACTGCTTTGGGTATAGAAAATACTCAAGTAAGAAACGCGGTTACAAATGTGCATGTTATTACTGCCGCCAAAAAGGGCTGGTCGAAAGCCGTAAGTATTTTAACGACTAACCTGGGCTTGTCTACTATGGCAAGTAAAGCGCTTTTATTAACGGGTATCGGGGCGCTTGTCGTAGGTATAGGCGCTTTAGTCTTTGCCCTTAAGTCCTGGTATGATGCCAACGACGCGAATAAACGCGAAATGGAAAATCTAAACAGACTGAGTGAGCTTACGGCTAAAAATTTAGGCGATTTAAGAACAAAGTACGCACAGTTGCGCAGCGAATGGCAAGCCGCAGCCTCAGACCTAAAAACAAAAGAGGCTTTAGTATTGAAAAATATTGACGCGTATAACTCTTTCGGGGTTGTTATTCGTGATGTAAACGACGCTGATAAATTATTTACAGAAAATACGCCCGAAGTTATCGAAGCCATGAATAAGCGGGCGATGGCTGCCGCAGCTATTGAGCTGGCAGGCGAAAAATATAAAGAGTCCGTTCAAAAACTGATGGACGCCGAAGCCCGAAAAGACAACCCGACCTTTTGGGATAAGACAAAGGGTTATATGTCCTGGTTCGGTCTTCAATCGGCAGGCATACATGAGGACAGAGGCAAGCTAATAAAAGAGTGGGCAGAAAAGGGCGCGGCTGATGAAAAAACAGAGGCGGGCAAACTGGAAGCCGAAGCCCTGGACTTTATTAAACGAGCGATGGGCTGGTCTGATGAAGCAACTAAGGAACTCGAAAAAGCGGGCTTGGATAGTTCGGACAAGATTGCCGAGAACTCAAAAAAACACTTTGAAAATATACGTGACGCCAATCAAAAGATAATGGACTCTATGTCTAAAGATATGATAGGGTCTAAGGCGTGGAATGAAGCCAAAAAGAAACGAGACGAAGCGACTAACATGCTTACACTTTGGGATAAAACTAAGCCTGCCAAAACAAACCCCGAAGAGAAAGCAGCCGACAGCCTTGAGAAAATGTCTTACGATATTCAGAAAAAAATAAGTGACGCCCGCGTAAAAGCGATACATGAGGGCGCAGAACGTGAGCGCGCGGCGGCAAAAGCTGAATACGAGCAGACCCAGGCTGATATAGAACAGAAACTTAACAAAATAGCCGAGCTTGAGAAAAAGACGGGTAAGCCTGCCAAAGAACAACGCCTCGGTTTATTAGAACTTGACGTAGCGGCGACAAAACAATACGAGAACGAACTAGACCGTATAAACGCTCGCTCTAAAAAAGATATAGACAGTATCTTCGCCGAAGTGAATGCGCGTTTTGCCTCTGAGCTTGATAGAAACATAGCCGAGATAAACGGCTACTATGCCAGCCTTATAGCCGAAGCTGAAAAGGCGGGGGCTAGTATTGAAGAGGTGCAACGGCTGAAAGATGCCCAGCAAAAAGATATAGACCGCGCAGGCATTAACGACCAGCTACGCAAGGCAGACCTTGACGAAGCCCTCGAACTGGAAAAAGCGGCGAACCTTGAAAGTATAGGACTGACAACCATAGCCGAGCAGACCAAATATGAGATAGTAAAAAAATACCTGGCTGAGCGTATTAAACTATTGCGCGAACTGGGCGATGATTCGGCAAATAAAGAGGCTGATATTTTAGAGGAACGCCTCAAGGGTATGCAGTCAAAAACGGGGTCGAAAAGTATAACGGGGCTTGTCAATGGCGCATTATTTAAACAAGTTTCTAAAGGCTTTGAGCAGGCGGGCATGTCTGCCGAAGATGCCGAAAAGAAAGCAAGCTCATTGTTTGGAAGTGTGCAAAAAGGTGGGGCGACCGCTTCGGCTGTTATCGGCGAGGTCAAAGGCATGTTTGGCGGCTTAAGTGAAGAGTTCGACGCCGCACTTGACAGCCTGGGCAGCATTGCCGAGGGTTTTGCTACGGGCGGTATCGCTGGCGGTGTAATGGCTACCATCGGGCAAGGTATTAAAATGTTTTCTCATTACCGCCAGGTAGAGAAAGAACACCAAAAGGCACTTAAAGAACTTGCCCTGGCTAAACTCGAACTGCAACGACAATATAACCTCTTGCTACTCAAAGAGCAGCTTTATTATAAGCAAGGTAGCAGCATATTCGGCACAGACCAAATACGCAGCGCGGCTAACGCGATCAATACCTACCGCGATACAATGAAAAAGCTTAAAGAGGAAATGCAGGGCGACTGGACGCCTAACAAGCAACTCGAAAAGGCTTTAGAGAAACAAGTCTCAAAAGGCGGTTTCATAGGTGCAATTTACAAAGGTCAATTAGACGACTACAAGCTACATTTAGAAGCTTACAACAAAGGACTTGCAGCGCTGGCAGATGTAGATATAGTAACGGGCAGCAAGAAAAAGGGCGCTCTTTGGTGGCGTAAACGCGTAGATGTTTATTCGCCTTTGCTTGAGGTCTACGACGACTTGATAGATAAAGAGGGTAATCTAAACACGGCGCGACTTGAGGCGGTAATCGCCAACGAGAAAATGAGCGACGAGAACCGCGCCTTACTTCAATCTTTGTTAGACCTCGACGCCGCAGCCAAAGAAGCCGAAGAGCAGCTAAAAAGCTACTTAAGTCAAACTTTCGGGGGCTTGGGCGACTCGCTGGCTGATAGCATCGTTACGGCATTTAGGACGGGCGAAGATGCTGCCCTCTTATTTAAAGAGAATGTTACCAGCGTACTCGAAGACCTTTCTAAACAGATGGTTTTTAGTTTGTACCTAAAAGAAACATTCGACAAACTGGAAAAAGATATACAAGGCGCATACGAAGACCTCGCCAGCGATAAGCTGACAGAAAAACAACTATCTGAAAAGATAACGAATATACTGGGCGGGTTCTTTGGCGGTCTTGATGCAGACGTAGAAAAGGCAAACAAGTTTCTTGACGAGTTTTGGAAAAATGCAGAAGCTAACGGCTTCGACCGACCAGAGGGCGAACGCCAGGGAGCAACGGGCGGCTTTGCCAACGCTTCGCAAGATAGTATAAACGAACTGACTGGCGGCGTGTATGCCGTGCGTCAGATGGTGGGCGATATACGAAACGACAACCGCGAACAGCTACTTATTGACCGTACTATTTTGGGACAGTTGAATATTTTAGTTGAACGCTCCGAGTATTGGTTCTTTCTTTCAGACCTGGACGATATTAAAAAGAGCTTAAGCAGCATAGAGTCTTACGGCTTAAAAATGAAATTGTAAAATGAGGGGTAGTGTAATTATAAACGGCGTAGATATTGCGGACTTTGGGGCTTTTATTCTCAGAGGCGGCGACCATGACATATTGACCATGCCAGCGCGTACCGAACCGAAAAAAAACAACTGGTTCGAGTATGATGGTCTTGATGTCGATTTGTCTGAGGTGTTTTTTAATGCCCGCTCCCTGCTTATTCAGTTCTATTTATCAGCCGATAATAGCTTTGAATACGAACTAAATTTAAGCCTCTTTTCTTCACTGATTACAAGCGGATATATAAATTTATACAGTCGCGAATTTAATCGAACATTTAAATACCGCTATTTGTCAGCTACCGAATATAACCACAAAGGCGGGCTATATAAGCCAGGGGACAAGCGCGGGGCTTTTACAGTTAGCTTTTCGATGGATGACCCTATACAGTTATTTAAAGACCCAACCATTCTAGCTCCCAACTCTACCTATAAGCATGCTACTCATATATTGCTTAACGGTATAGACCTTGGAGAATTTGGTATTATTGTAAACGAAGCGTATAGCTCCATGCTTAAGCTCCCAGTCGTCAAGGCTCCATTAACCCGAAGCTTTGCTCGCCGTTCAGGATTATGGGCTTATCCTAATTCAAACCCTAGATTCGAAGCAAAGGAGATAGCTTTAAAATGTACAATGCGGGCTGATAGCCGTGAGGAATTTTACCACAATTACGAAGCACTTTTTAACAACCTCTCAAAAACCAAATCTTTACAAATCGAAAGTTATATCGGTGAAGCTGAATGCTATTACAGTAAGATGGAAGATTTTAAAAAAATGGGAGTTTTCTCGCGTGGTATATTGGTTTCTTTTACTCTTAAACTTATACAAATTGACGCGGGGCTAACCGTGTTTGTGCTTGGAGCTGAGGACGGCTCAGCTTTATTGACAGAAGCAGGCGAATATATTGAAATAACAAGATAGTAACTATGGCAAAAATTAAGATAATAAAAGGTTCAGAACTACCCATTGTAGAAGATATAAATAAGTCTACTTTTTTGGCTTATGAAAATAAAACAATAGGCTTAAAATCGGGGCGTATTGATTTTTCAAAGATGTCTCCTTTATTCGGCATTACACAAACTATTGATGATTCTACAACGACAGCCCCAGCAAGTAAAGTTATTAAAACGACTTTAAAGACGTTAAAACTGTCTGATAATCCTTTTGTTCCAGAAATACAAGGAAGTGCGGCAATGCCCGTTGAACAATGGCGTAACTTTATTTTGGGTTTAGAGCTTAATATAGAGTATAACCCGAATTTGTTTTACAGCCCCGCTATTGTTGTTAAAACAAGCAACTACATAGCTGTTAATATTTATTCGTCTGAGAATAGATGGACAAACCAAAACGCTAAAACAGTAGCAACTTTTCAAGTTGCGGGAGTGGGTGTCGTTGGTCTTACTAACGATTACGGCTCTATTGTTATTAATACAAATTTTGCGCCCGCATCATCGTTAGAGTCGCAATGGGCTGCTTATGCAGGGTTGTCCTCAAAAGTTTTTAATGCCGATAATAGCGAAAATATTAGATTGTTTAAGGCTCAAAATCAGCTATCAGAAACAAATAAACAGCTTGCAACAAAAAGCCCTATATCTGATAGAGAATATAACCCGTTTGATAAATCAATTCAGGACAGTACAAGTATGACAGTCGAACAATGGCGTAAGTTTATTTTGGGCTTAGAGCTTAATATAGCTTATAACCCGAATTTATTTTACAGTTTTACGATTGTTAATGTGAGCGACTCTAGTCTGAATATTTATATATGGAGTTCTAAGAATAGATGGACTAGCGACGAGGCTGTAAGTGTAGCAACTTTTAACGTTCCTAAAAATGGGGTGCAATATATTGAGAATGCATACGGTATAATTTGTGTCGATACAAACTTTGCGCCCGATGCAAATGTACAGTCGCAATGGTTTGTTTATAGCGGTCTTTCGGCTAGTGTATTCAATAAAGACAATAACGAGAATATCCGACTCTATAAGAGGACAAAAGAAATAACAAGTAATGTTTATGATGCTTTTTTGCCGCCTAAAATGTATGCAGTAGTAGGCAAAGAGTTTAATCTGTATTATGACACTTTCATTCTTTGCCCTGAGTATGGCAACGGGCAACCGCCGTTTATGTTCGATACCGAATGTGTAAAAGGTGCAATGGATAAACGCTCTTTTCGATTTACGCCGACAACCGCCGATGTTGGCGAGTTTGATTTTTCGCTCAGAATGTTAGACAAAAGTGGTAATGTCGTTAAAACGCTAACAAGTAAATTGGTTGTCGTTGATGCCGTTTGCCCCGATATTGAAAAAACTATTATTTGTATTGGTGATAGCACAAGCGATGACACGGCAGACGTAACGAAACAACTTCAATTAAACCTAGCTGAATGTAGCGGGGTTACACCTCTATTTTTAGGCTCACATCACCCCGCGCCGTACAAAAACGAAGCAAGAACGGGTAAAACGTATAGTTTCTTTGCAAATGGTGATACAGCTTACAGATTTAATTTTGAGGGTGTAGACCCGAACTTAGATACAAGTAATATTTACAAATTTAGGGGCTATTACTTTGATAATGTGAATAACGCTATCATGTTGATACACCGATGGAAAATTAACGCAGACGGCACGGGTTATGCTATCGGCTACCATTGGAACGCATTTACACCGCCGACAACTTTTCCCGCAATATTAAAGCCTACAAGTAGTAGTAACCCGACTTTGACCGTTACATCGGTTGATAAAATAAACTATTCGGTATTAAAGGATAACGAGGGCACAGGCGTTTTGAATTTCGGATATTATCGCACTGAAGCTTTAGGGCTTACAAGTGATAAAAAAATAGATATTTTGACAATGGATTGCGGTATTAATGACCTTTCGGGAGTATTGTTTACAAGCTCGCAAATAAATACAGTTGTCAATAATGCAAAGAAAATCATTGATGCTTTTATTACTGACAATCCAAATGGAAAAGTAGTCTTTTGCTTGCCTAAATCCCGAAATAGTGATTTGAGGTCTACAAGCCGCAATATGTTACGCTATAATATTTTCAATTTCAGTAAAAAAGCGGTTGAAACATTCGCTAATTATGAGGGTGTAATTATTTCACAAAGCGGCTTTGCGATGGATAGATTTTACGGTTATCCGTTAATTGAACAAAAGGTTGCAAGCAGGTACGAAGAAACGCTTTTGATGGCGAATAATGATGTACACCCACGCACAGAAGGTTATTATCAAATTGCTGACGGAATGACTGGCGCAGTTTTAGTGGCTTTAAAATAAAACAACTTTTATGGAACGATTTAAAATATTCAGCCATACTGGCGTATTATTGCTTGATGACTTTGTAGACGATAGTAGCTACCGCCTGCGCGAGATAATGGGAGACAACCGCCTTGAGCTTCGTTTCTCGTTACCCGAATTTATACAGATTGACGAGGGTTCATATTGCGATTTTATGACAGAGCGTTACTGGATGCCGCGCGCCCTGGACTATGTAAAAGAGCATAGCGAAAAGTTTACCTATACACTTAATCTTGAGGGGTCGTTATGGATGCTTAAAGCTACAAAGTTTAAATTCTTTGATTATCTGAATGAGGGCAACACGGTAAAGCCGACCAGCTCGTTTAAATTGAAGTTCCCGATCACGGCAACGCCACGAATGATAGCCGACTTGATTGTCGCCAACTTGAAACTGAAATACCCGCAATATCCGTGGGTAGTTGGCGAATGTATCGAAAGCGACCCTATTACGTTAGACTTCAATCACGATTTTTGTTTTGACGTCCTGGCTAAAACAATCAACGGGTTCAAAACAGAATGGGAGCTTGATAAATATACCCTGCATTTTCGCCGCGTCGAACGCCTGGATGCCAAGGGCAATAAGATTAACTTTAAGTTGTCTTACGGTTACAATAATGGTATTTTGGGCGGTATTCGTCGCATACAGTACGACAATACCAAAATAATAAACCGCGTATATATTGAGGGTGGCGAGCGCAATATAGACCGCTCAAGCTATGGGAGTGATACGCTTCTACTGCCTAAAAACAAGCGAATAACTTACGAGGGTATCGAATATACGACCGACGCATCGGGGTCGTATCTTGAGCGCGTTAAGCCCCTGGCTGGGGAAGACGATAGCCTTGATATTACAAAGTTTTACCCGCGCCGTGTGGGTACGGTATCAGCAGTAGAAGAGATAAACGACAAACAAGGCTTTTACAACATCATTGACAAGGATATACCCGAAGACCTCGACTTTTCAAAGATGGTTATAGAGGGTGAGACGATGACGGTTATCTTTCAGACGGGGCAGGTCGCAGGCAAAGAGTTCGACGTCAAGTATAACCATGCTAAGCGTAAATTTGAGCTAAAGCCGATTAATCAAAACGGGCTGATATACCCGCAAGGTAACATAATACCCGCAGTTGGCGACAAATACGCAGTCTTTCACATGCGCATGCCCGACAGTTATATCAGCGACGCCGAAAACGAAGCCCTGGACGAAACGGTAAAACATTTATGGCAAGGCGAGCAGGCACAATATTCGTATCGCTGGCAACTTGACGGTATATACGCCCGCCGCAACTGGGGCGAAATACGCGGCTACTTGAATATCGGCTATTTTGTTGAGTTCTCAGACCCTCAGTTCTTGCCCGAAGCGGTAGACGTGCGCATCGTGGCAGTTAAAGAAATGGCAAACGACCCGCAAAGCCCCGAAATAACGATAGCCAACAACGTAACCAGCAAAACAGTAGGCGCGGTAATAAACGAAATACCGACCGTAGAGCAAGCCGTAGACCGCAAAGACAGAGAAGTTTTAAACTTCGCCCGTCGTCGATGGCGAGATACGCAGGAACTTATTGATAACATTATGGGTATGTCTGATGAGTTTCAAGAAAACTTACTCAGCGCCTTAGTTTTCGAGGGTATGGTATTCAGAGCTGGCGCGCCTACTCTTCAATATCGTTTCTTGGCTGACGACTGGCAGACCTCAATAGAACCAGCTCTATACTTTGATAAGGCAAATAAAAAATTTCATTGCCCAGTTTCAAAGATTAAGCACGAAACGATAGAGATAGACGGTATTAAGCCTTATTGGACAGTACGCGAGTATATCTCAGACCATTTAGAAGCGGAAACCCCGTATTATTTATACCTCAAATGTTCTAAAGACTTGACGTTGGTAAATGGGCGATTGACTGGCGAAGCTGTTTTTTTAATATCTACCGACAAAATAAAGATAGAAGACCTCGACGGCTTTTATATGTTTTGGGTTGCTTTTATCAATTCAGAGAATGAAGAGGGCGACCGCTCCTTTACTACTATGTACGGACTTGCTGAGTTATTGCCAGGGCAACTAACGGTCGATACTATTCGCAGTTCTGACGGGGGTAGCTATTGGAAAGCTCTAAAAAATCAGTTCAAAATGGGCGATGGCAATAATAGCCTAGACTATAATATTACGCAAGAACATACGCTTACTATGACTAACGCCACGGTTCGCGAAGCGCTCAACGTGTACGGCGAGGCTTTTATAGCTGGCTTTCTGTTCTCAAACCAGGTTATAAAATCGAAAGCAACAACGGGCGATCTTAATGCGATGGTTCTTGATGGGCTAAACGGTTCTTTGCAATTCAATAACCATACAAAGCGATGGACTGAGAACGGCGACGAAGAAACGAAAAAGCAATATATACGCCTGGACTCAAGCAATGACGCAAAAGTAGAAGCCTATAACGTTACTGATGGCGATTACGCTAGTCTTTCGTCTCAAGGTGTATTTGCGAACCGAGCGGGCATTAATACCCTGCCAGTATCGGCGGGTATTGATATGAAAGCAGCTATTGCAGGGCTTGGTTATGGGAGCATGGATAAGGAGTGGTGGACGGGTGACTGGGGTATAGTTGGCGTATATGGCACAGCTCACAATAAATCAAACAACCCAACCCCAGCCTATGGCGGTTGGTTCGACCAGTTGAGAATAAACGGGCAAATTCTTAGTATGATAAGCTTAAGCGGCGATGGTGGAGAAACGACCAGGCTAACCCGAAATACATCTTTTGTTTTGGGAAACTCTAAAGGCGTACAACATATTTACCTGCCGACAAATGCTTACAGAGGTACGGTTATTTGGTTCAAACAATGGTGGACGGGCTATATGCGTATATATGCGCCACTCGGTCAAAGATTGTTCGACGATAGCACGGAGAACGAATATATTGACGTTGGCGAGGGCTGGACTGCTATGTGTGTATATATTGGCGAATGGGGTTCAGATGGTGTGCCTTATACTGGTACTTGGATGCTAAGTAAATTCAAATTTTAATTTTTTATATATACTGTATATGCAGTAACAAGCTCAAGCTTTTTATTGGTAGAGTTTATTTGTAAACTATATGTAGTTCCATCGCCTATAATACCCTCTCCATGTATAGTTATTTTATCCTTGTCGCGCTTCCATGTGTGGTCGAAGTCTTGCGAACATCTTTTATGTAGAGCGCTGCCGTCAGTCTTAAGCTCATAAGTGATTTTTGAAAAATTGCAATCATAACTAATAGGATTGCCGTTTTTGTCAATCGCTTTGCTTAGCGTGTAAGTTCCTGCTATCTGTTCATTGCTTAAGCTTAAAACGGGGTTTGTGTTGTCGGGACTTTCGCTATTGTCGTCAGAGCATGATAATAACATGAAAAAAGGAAGTAATAATAAAAGTGAGAGCTTTTTCATGGTCTTTAATTTTTTAGATAAATATTAGTATTAACAATTCAAAGATAATAAACTTTTTAGATATGCGAATAATTGAAAACAAACTACTGCCGACTAAAGGCTTTGCCGCTATTAATCTGTTCGGCTTAATATTCGTTCGCTATGGCACTCAGCTCAGCGACAGAACTAAGCGCCACGAAGCTATACACACCCAGCAAATGAAGTATATGCTCTATGTATTCTTTTATTTGTGGTATGGGGTAGAATGGTTAATCAGATTGATACAGTACGGTAATGCAAAAGAGGCTTACTATAATATCAGCTTTGAGCGTGAAGCATACGCCAACGATAGACAAAGCGACTACCTCAACACTCGCAATCCTTACGCCTGGACGAAGTATATAAAAATAAATAAGCCCCAATAAAAGGGGCTTTAAAGTATATTTAAAAGGCGTTTAAAACAATCAAAAGAAAAGGCATTATTTTATATTTTGCGTACATTTAGATTTTAAAACGTGTACTTTAAGTTTTTGCGATTATACTTTCATGAAATGTTTGATCATATACGTTTTGTGAAAAATAGAAATTTACAACATCGGTTATACCATTCTATTAGTTCGTCTATATAGACTACTAATAGACACTACTCAAATACCAGAGGATAGAAGTTCGGGAGCTTATCTAATCAGAGTAATTTCTATGATTATGACGAAGTATACACCCTTTATTTCTAAAACAGTTATTTAGACAGCCGGGGGAGATTTATTTCAGATAAGATAAATGGAGTAAAACTAATGCATCAAAAGAAATAGCACGTTCTGATATTTGGCATTTCTACAATATAATTTAACACAGGTAGAGGAATAATTTAAAAGACCCTTGATTATTCCATTAAAATATTTCTACAAGTTCGGTCTTGATCAATCAATTAATTCTGTCAAAATAGACCCTAATTTCTTTTTCATTTAATCTTTTCATTAGCCAATTCTTTATTTTCTCCTGATCGTTCTTTGGAAGAATGCGTTTAGATGTGATCATAAATACACCAGTTTTCGCTCTATGCAAAGTATCATTCTGGGTATAGATATATGATTGGGCATACGAACAACTCTCTATATGAGGGTATAAAGGAGTCAACTCAGACAGTAATTGTTTGCCTATAAGATATTGGCTTTGTATACTGTCTATTTTTTGTTTATAATCAGCAATTTCTACATTTAAGCGGACTATTTGTTGCCGGGACCTCTCTTCTTCAGACTGAGCTTTTAGTCTATCCTTAGCTATATCATTATCTATGGCCAACCCTTGTTCTATTGTTATTTTCGCATCATCTAAAGAGAATAAGCTTGCCTGACCGATAATTGCATCTTTGTCTTCTTCTGTCAACGAAGATCCGCCGTATACCAAATTAATTTCTTTCCTGTTTGCAGCAACCTCATTGTTTAATAAATAATTCCCTTTGTATATTCCTACATAACGTGTATATTTTTCGGCATTTACTCTGAATTTCTCATTCTGGGACATCCGGTAACCCAAATATATACTGGGCAATATGATTATAATAAGAACGATTGATAAGCCCTGATTGATACGATTCTTTCTTGTCTCACTTATGTTGGTATCTCTGATCGGAAACTTCAACATTTGAGAAATTAAAACCGAAGCATAAGCAATACAAACAGTGTTGATGGTAAACAGATAGAATGCTCCATAGAAAAAAGAAAATTGGAGCGTAGCTAAACCGTAGCCGGCTGTACAGAGAGGTGGCATCAAGGCCGTAGCAATAGCAACACCGGGAATAACATTTCCTTTCTGCTTACTGCTGATTGCTATAATACCCGCAAATCCACCAAATAGAGCAATTAAAACATCATAAATCGTCGGACTGGTTCGGGCTAAAAGCTCTGAATGGGCTGTATGAACGGGGGTTATCGAAAAATAAACAGTGGATGCTATAAGGCTGGCCAGCACCGCAAAACCAAAGTTCTTTAATGACTGACGAAGCAATCCAAAATCATGAATAGCAATACTGTAACCCATTCCATTGATTGGCCCCATCAGTGGAGAAATAAGCATGGCTCCTATTATCACAGCGGTTGAATTGGTATTAAGCCCTACGGATGCTATGATTATCGCGCAAACTAATATCCATATATTCGTCCCCTTGAACGAAATACCCTGTGTTATCGAATTATGGATTTCTTCAAAGTCTTCGGTTTGCTTTTGCAGACTAACGTAAGTGACTACTTTTCGTATGAAGTTATACAT